CTCTCAAGGCGGTGATGGAAGGGGCCGAGTTCAGCTACGGCTCGATCGCGGAAGGCCGCGAGTCCTATCAGCTCGCGACCTACGGGCGCATCGTCGCGCTGACGCGGCAGGCGATCATCAACGATGATCTTCGCGCCTTCGACCGCGCCCTCGGCTCCGCCGGACAGCGCGCGGCCGATCTGGAATCGGCCATCGTCTACAACGTGCTTCTTGCCAACGCGAACCTGGCCGATGGGATTGCGCTCTTCCACGCGAACCACGGCAACGTCGGCACGGCCGCGGTGATCGGCGAGACCGCGCTGTCGGAAGCCTGGGAGAAGATGACCCAGCAGAAGGACCTCGGCGACGGCACCGGCGCGGGCAAGGAATATATCGACGCCCGCCCGCGGTTCATCCTTGTGCCGCCCGGCCAGCGTTCGATCGAGGCGCGCAAGATGATCGCCGCGACCACGCCGGCGAAGGCCTCCGACGTGAACGCCTTCACGTGATCGCTGCAAATCGTCGAGGAGCCGCGGCTGTTCAAGACCGGCGGTCCGCAGCCCTGGTATCTCGCCGCAGACCCGAACCTCGTCGATACGGTCGAGTATGCCCATCTCGAAGGCCAAACCGAACCGTTCATCGATCAACGAGCCGGCTTCGAGGTCGATGGCGTCGAGATCAAGGTGCGGCACGACTTCGCCGCCAAGGCGCTCGACTTCCGAGGCCTTTTCTACAACGCGGGTGCCAACCCGGCGTAACGGCGCACTGATCGCACCGTAAGAGCCCAACCCGAAAGGCCGCCGCCGGCGGCCTGTTCCGTTTGAGGAGACAACTCATGAAAAACTACGTCCAGGCGGGCGACACGATCACGGTCGCCGCGCCATACGACCGAACCGCCGGCCAAGGCGCGCAAGTGGGCCAGCTTTTTGGCGTCTGCGCCGGCGACGCTTTGAGCGGCGCCGACGTGGCGCTGAAGACCACTGGCGTGTTCGACATCACCAAGATCGGCTCGCAGGCATGGACGGTTGGGCAGCTGATCTACTGGGACAACACCAACAAGCGCTGCACCAACGTCGCCACCGGCAATCTGCTGATCGGCGCGGCTGTCGCTGCGGTTGACAATGCCGCCGGCAGCACGACTGGCCGCGTCCGGCTCAACGGCGTGGCGCGCGCCAACGAGGCGTAGGCCTGATGCGGGCGGCTTTCGGGGCGGCGATCGACGCGATCTTCCGCGATGCCAACGTCGCGGAGGACGCGATCTGGCGAGTGGGAGGCGCCGGAGACGGCGTTGCCGTTCGCGTCGTTCGCAAGTCGCCGGACGAGGTAGTCGGCTTCGGAAGCAGCCGGACCGTCATGGCCACCGTTCTGATCGACGTTCGCGTATTGGAAGTCGCCTCGCCCGCAGCGGGCGATACGACCGAAATCGAGGGCACTGTGTTCGAAATCATGGGTACGCCCGTGCGCGACGGCCTTGGGTTAGTGTGGACCTGCGAAGCAATTACGGTCGGGTAAACTCTTGCTCACGGGCGCGGCTTTCCAAATATCCTCCTGATAACCTCGTCGGCATGAGCGTCGAAACAGCGCCCATGGCTGAGCACGACATGCTCAGGCTGCCACGAGCGTATCTTTTCAAGAACCGCCCTTGCTTTCCGTTGTTGGAGCCATAGCGGCAGCCGCATGCCGAAGAAAATCCGAGCACGCGGATGGTACATGCCGGCGAGCTTCGTGGCCGTTCGCCAAGGTTCACTGATTTTGTCCAATTCGATGTTGATGATTGTATCGGTGAGAATGAGCGTCTTTGAAGCGGCGTGGAAGAAGATAAACTCCTTGAAATACCCCCCGGGAAAAAGAGCCTGATCGATTTCCTGTCGCCATTCTTCAGGAGCAGTGGCATCGAGGTCTCTTGTGAAGTTGACATCGACATGCCGCGCCCGCGCCCTCTTCCGCACGCGCGGAGATGCCCAAGTAATTGCCTCGGGATACGCCCTCGCCCACTCCCCAATATGCGCGTAGTGAAACTGGTTGGGGGATATGAGGTGGCGGACCGTCCCCAGTCTCTCCAACTGTTTTGCTAATCGCTCATCAAACTTTATCGGCGAATGGAGGAATAGGTCACCATTCGCGAGACGCACGACCGTCATTCGCGTGGTGAATGGGAGTGGCAATCTTACTCCCGCTACGGTCAGATACTCGAACGGTCCATCGACAATGCCGATGTTTGACGCGACGGGTTTGTAAACATTGATCGGATCGTAGAGAGAGGCGCTCATCGATGGTCCCCATTAGGGCGCTACGCATTGCTAAGTAGGAGCAGGGGCGCCAATGCGCATTGCATTTCATGCCACCGATCTCGGTGCCGTCCTCAAGCGAGCCTATGACGACGGCGAGGTTGCCGTCTCGGAGGCCATGAACGAGGTCCAAGCCGGCCTCAAGGACGATCTTCGCGGCCAGGTCGTCGGCGCCGGCATGGGCCAGCGCCTTGCCAAGACGTGGCGTGGCATACGGTATCCCGAAGGCCGTCCCAGCATCAACTCGGTCGCCTATGTCTGGACGCGCGCACCTGACATCGTGGATGCCTTCGAACGCGGCGTGCCGATCGTGGCGAGGAACCGTCGCTTCCTGGCCGTCCCCACCAAAGAGGCCGGCGTCAGCCATTCGAGCGTCAAGAACAAGCGGCTCACGCCGGCGATCTGGGAAACGGAAACGGGCGTCAAGCTCCGCTTCGTGCCACGCGGCAGCCACGCGCTGCTCGTGACCGATGCGTCTTACGTGCGCCAGCCGGCGCGCTGGCGCCGGCGAAATTCCTTCAAACCGATCCGGACGCCTTTGAGCGGCGGCAGGCGGTTCCTGGTGATTTTCGTTCTCGTTCCGCTGGTCCGGCCGGGCAAGCGATTCGATGTCGAGGGCGCGGGAAACCGCTGGGCGGACCGTGTGGACGGTCTTATTGCGCAGCATTGGAGATAGGTCATGCCAAGCCGGCGCGAAGAGGTGCTCGACGCGATCAAGACCTTGATCGCCGGCGCGCTGCCCAACGCGGAGGTCAAACGCAATCTCGACAAGCCCGAACGCATTCCGACGGGCGGGCTGGTGATCATCCGCGACGGCGATCCGGGCGAGCCCGAGGTTCTGCTTTCGCCGCTGACTTACGTCTATGAGCATCGCGTTCCGGTCGAACTCGCGGCCTTTGCATCCGCGTCGCTGACGCGCGAGCAGGCGATCGATCAGATGCTGTCTGCGATCGGCACGGCCGCGATGGCCGACCGGACGCTCGGCGGCTTGTGCGACTTCATCGAAACGGAAGCGCCCACGTCCGACGACCTCGAGACGGCGGGCGCGATATCCGGCCGGTGGGCCGACGCGGCGATCATCGCCAGCTACGCCACCGCCAATCCGCTCACCTGAACAGCAATCAAGGAGGCTTCCATGGCCCGCGCTCGCGGCGCCAACGCCGTCATGGCGTTGGCGTTCGAATCCTCTTACGGCACGCCGCCCGGCTCGGGCTTCAAGAAGGTGCCGTTCGTTTCGGCCGCCCTCGGCGAGCAGCAGAACCTGATCGAAAGCGACCTCCTCGGCTACGGCCGCGATCCGCAGCAGCCCGCACGGGACGTGATCAATAACGACGGTGATGTTGTCGTCCCGCTCGATCTGAGGAATTTCGGCTACTGGCTGAAGCTCCTGCTCGGCGCACCCACATCGACCCAAGGCGTCGCCGCATCGGGCAGCTTCACGTTCGACGGCCAGCCGGCGAACAACAGCACGATCTCAATCGGCGGCGCCGACTGGACCTTCGTTTCGAGCGCTCCCGTCGGCGACGAAAGCCTCATCGGAGCCACGCTTCAGGAGACGCTCGCGAATGCCGTGGTCGGCCTCAACAAGAGCGCCACGCCCGCGCTCGCGGCGCAGACCTATTCGCTTAACCTCGCCGGCAACGCGATTCTCGTCACGTCCGACACGATCGGCACGGCCGGGAACAGCGTCACGCTCGATGCCTCGACAACGCCCGACTCCAACGCGACCGCCTCGGGCGCCACGCTCGCGGGCGGCTCCGCTTCCGGGCCGTACAATCATGTGTTCACGTCCGGCGCCCTGTCGCTTCCATCGGCGGCGATCGAGGTCGGGATGCCCGACGTGCCGAGCTACGGAATGAATTTCGGGGCTATGGCCGACAAGCTATCGATCCAGCTGCAACGCTCGGGGTTGCTCAACGGGACCGTCAGCGTCATCGCGCAGGGTGAGACGCGAAGCGGCGGCTCGGGCGCGGGTTCGTCCACCGAGCAGGTGATCGAGCGCTTCACGCAATTCACCGGTCAAATCCGGCGTGACGGCTTGCCGCTCGGCAACGTCGTCTCGGGCACGTTCAACTACGCGAACAATCTCGACAAGGTGGAGGTGATCCGGCCCGACGGGCGTATTGCCGGCGCCGATCCCGCGATGCTCGCGGTAACCGGACAGATCGGGGTGCGCTTCGCTGACACGACCCTCCTTGATCTGGCCGTTGCGGGCACGCCGATCGAGCTGATCTTCGAGTGGTCGATCGCGAACGGAAAGCTCCTCCGGTTCACCGTCTACAATGTGAACCTGCCGAAGCCGAAGCTTCCGATCACCGGCCCCGCCGGCGTTCAGGCGACCTTCGACTGGCAAGCGTCGGAGCATCCGGCGCTCGCGAAGACGTGCACCGCGCTACTCGTCAACGATGTGGCCGCGTACTGATCGGCCGTTTTGACCAAAGAGGTAGAGAATGCTCAAACTCGCCGCGCGAGAGCGCGATCCCTATTGGCTCGATCTCCTTCCCGGAGTCCGGATCAAGGTCCGGCCGATCACCGTCGCCGCGATCATCGGCGCACGGCAGGCCGCCGCGGAGGCGATGAAGACGCGGGACGGCCAAGAAATCTTCGTCGGCAGTGCGGCCTTCACGCGCAGCATCGCACGCTGGGGAATCACCGAATGGGAAGGCGTGGGCGACGCGGACGGCACGCCGGTGTCGCCGAGCCCTGAGAATATCGATGCACTGCTCGAACTCTGGCAGGCGTTCGATGCGATCGACCGGCTCTATATCGCGCCGGCGCTGATCTTGGCCGACGAAAAAAACGCATTTTCGCTCTCGCCGAATGGCACTTCGGCGGGGGCGAAGCCTACTGCGCCGCGTGCACGCAAGCGTGCTCCGGCTGTCCGTACCTAGAACACGCGCCGCAGACCGACGACGGCAAGGCCGCTTGGGAGGTCTTCCGCCGCTCCGCCGGACAAGTTCGCGCGGTGATGGGCGGCGTCTACGGCCTCGATTTCGGAGCCGTGCTTCTCCTCGCCGATGCTATGGGCGCGCTCAACCCGGTCCTCGTGGATGCGCTCCCCGAAATCGAGCCGCTCGTCGTGCGCGCCTATGCCAGGGGCAATGAACCTTGACCGATCGCAACGTCTCGATCCGCATCGGCGTCACCGGAAAGGATGATGTCCGGCGCGCGTTCGAAGAAGTCGGCAAGGCCGGTGAGGCAGCGTTCAACAAGACCGCAGCCGCCATCGATGCCGCCGGCGCGGCGACCGATCGCGAGACGCAACGGCTCCAGCGCCTGGCGCAGGCCGCGCGGCAGGCGGCGAGCGCCGACGAGGCGCAGCGCAAGTTCAATGCCTTCATGGGCATCGGGACTTCTAGCGCCGGTTCCGCCCGCGAGTCGGCGCGGGTGTTCGAGGAAGCGGCGAAGGCGACCGAAGATCTCGAAAGGCGGACCAGGGCGCTGCGCGCCCAGATCGATCCGCTCGGCGCTGCGCAGGCGAAGCTAAATGCCGAGATCGCGGAAGCGAATGCCCTCTTCAAGGCAGGCGCGATCTCGGCGCAAGAGCAGGCCGCCGCGCATCAGCTTGCGCGAAACCGCTTCGATGCCACGGCGAAGGCGCTCAAAGGCGTCGGGGACGGCTCGCAGCTTGCGAGCTATCAGATCGTCAATCTCGGCTATCAGCTGAACGATGTGGTCGTGGGCCTGGCGAGCGGGCAACGGCCACTCACCGTGCTGGCGCAGCAAGGCACTCAGATCGCCCAGATTTTCGCCGGCTCCGGCATCGGCGTCGGCGGCGTCCTGAAGGAGCTCGGCCGGACCGTGCTCGGGCTGGTCTCGCCGACCACTCTGCTGGTCGGCGGGCTCGGGGCGGTGGGCGGGACGGCGCTCTATGCCTACAACAGCTACATCACGGCGCAGAAGGAGCTTCAGGTCGCGACCGCCGGTGTCGGTCGCGCCGCAGGCGCCACCGTCGATCAGCTCAATCGGATCGCTGATAGCGCTTCGACGGCCGGGCGCATCTCGGTCGCCGCCGCCCGCGATATGGAGGTGGCCTTCCTCCGCACGGGTCGGATCGGGGTCGATCAATTCGGCGATCTGATCGCGGTCGCGAAGAACTACGCCGCGACCACGGGCCAGGACATCGAGGCGGCGACCAAGGAGCTTGCCGAGGCCTTCGCTGATCCGGCAAAGGGCGTCGATCTGCTCAACGCGAAGGTCGGCGGCTATGACGACCGGACGCGGCTCCTCATCAAGACTCTCGCGGCGCAGAACGATCTGACCGCCGCCCAAAAGGTCCTCCTCGACAATCTCAAGCCGTCGCTGATCGATGCCGCCCAGGCAACGACGACGCTTAGCCGCGCGTGGGATTTTGTCGCGCGCAATGCCTCCAACGCGGTAGATGCGATCGGCCGCGCGGTCGATCGCGCGACCGATCCAACGCTGCAACAGCGGCTTGATGATCTTCTGAAGGAACGCGCCAACGCCACCACGCTGGGCGGGCAATACGTTCCGGGCCTTATGGGCATGCCGACCTTTGTGCCGGCGCGCCCGCTTTCGGCCATCGACGCCGACATCGCGAACGTCAAGCGGCAGATCGCCGAGATCGAGCGGAAGGCCGCCGATGCCAAGGCCGACGCGCTCGCCGCCCGCACCTCGACGCTTGCGGGCGAGGTTGCGCGCAGCGTCACGCCGGGATTCAACGAGCTTCAGACGCTCAGGGAACAGCAAGCGAAGCTCGCCGCGGCCCTGAACGATCCGCTCGCCCGGCAGAAGGTCGCCGACCTGAAGCAGGTCGAGGCCGCCTACGACGCGGTGACGCGTGCTGTCACGAGCTGGCTCGATCCCGCCGAGAAGGCGCGGCGCCTCGACGAGCTCGAAATCCAGGCGCTGAACGCCAAGACACCGGCGCAGAAAGCCGCCATTGCCGAGGAGCGCCGGCGCCTTGAACTGGCCGGCCAGGCGATCACGACGGGCACGGCGGAAGCCGAGATCACGCGCGCCGGCGCGAAGGCCCGCGCCGAAGCAAGGCACGCCATCGCCGAGCAATCGCTCGCGCTGACGGTGAACGCGCGCGCCTCGCTCGATGTGGCGAACGCCTATCTCAAAGGCGCCGCCGCCGCCCAGGAAGCCGAAGCGAAGCGCAAGGCGCTGACGGAGGCGATCCGCAACGGCGTCGATGTCGAGATGCGGATGCGGCAAATCCTTGCCGACGAGATCGCGCAGACCGCAGTCCAATCTGCGAAGTCGGCGAGCGACATCGCCGCCCAGGCTGCCGCGCAGAAGCGCCTCAACGACGCCATCGCTTCGGGTTCGCTCACCGTCGAACAGGCGCGCCGGCAGATGCAGGTCGAGCAGGCGCTTCGTCCGCTTCTTATCGCGCAATCGCTTGCGGAAGGCGACGCTAAGGTCACGCTCACCCGGATCATCGACGCCCTACGCGCGGCCTATGGCCGCCTCAACGCCGAGGAAGCGCGCAACGCCGCGCTCGGTCAGATCGCGACGCAGAAGAGCCAGATCGAGCTCCTTCAAAAGCAGATCGAACTCGTCGGCACGAACGAGTCACTCGCCGCGATCGAGATTGCGCAGCTTCAAGCCAAGCAGCAGCTGATCCAGCAAGGCATCGATCTCGGCTCGAAGGAAGCGCAGGTTATCATCGCCAATGCCGGCGCAATCGAGCGCCTGAACCAGCAGCTCCAACTTGCAAAAGCCTCCCAGCAGGTGCTCATCAGCCTGGCGGACACAACCTTCAACCGCTTCGCGGACCTGATCGCGCAGGGCAAGACGGACTGGAAATCGTGGGCGGACGCGGGCCGCGCGGCGATCCTCGACATCAACCGCGAGCTCCTGAAGCTCGCGCTCCTCAATCCGCTCAAGAACCTTCTGTTCGGCACGAACCTGCCGACCATATCGTCGGTGGGCGGTCTTTTGGGATCGCTTCTCAAGGGCATCGGCGTGGGACACGCGGGCGGCATGGCCGACCAGCTTGCTGTGACACGCGCGGCGCCGCTGATGGTCTTTCGCTTCGCGCCGAGGCTGCACGAGGGTGCCTTCCTCTCGCCGGACGAGGTGCCGGCGATCCTTCAGCGCGGCGAGCGCGTGCTCAATCGCGAGGAGACGCGGCGCTACAACCGCAGCGAACGCGCCGGCCAGCCGAACATCTACGTCACCATCCAGACGCCGAGCCCGTCCGCATTCCAAGCAAGCCGAACGCAAGTGGCATCCGATCTCGCGCGCGCCGTGCGGCTTGGACTGCGTGGGATGTAATCGGCAGTCACGCCTTCGGAACCAGACGCAGATGGCTTCGGTTAGCCGCCGGAGGTCGGCTGGGAGAGACGCCATTCCGCCGGTCCAAAGGCTCCAGAACTATCTCGGGCTGGCTCGTCACGTTTGGCAAAGGATACTCTAGGTAGCGGGTCGCGGTATCGAGGCCGACCACGTGTCCGCGCCGACGGGCAATCTCACTGGCCACTGCGCACCAAAAGCGGTGCTCCTTGTGGTCGGCCGTCAGGGTGCGGATGCGATGCTGGCGAGCGGTCTCGTAGGCGAGGCATCCATGCTGCGCCATCAACTCGTCGGCCGCGCGCGTTACCTGTTCTCGAAAGGTCTTTCGGCGGTGCCACCAGCCGAGCATGGACTTCCCCCTTCGGCGCTCTTGCACCGAGGGCAAACTCTATCACGTCGAGCCACGATCGCCACCGCGCGGATCGTCGTCCCACAACGTGAGAACCAATGCCACAGCCTTTTCTGGACATCTCGTTCCCCAACGCGGTGGCGCGCGGCGCGACCGGCGGTCCCGGCTTCTCGACGAACGTCGTGACGCTCGGCTCGGGTGCCGAGCGCCGCAACATCCAGTGGGCGAACGCGCGCGGCGAATGGAATATCTCGACCGGCATCCGCACGCGCGCCGAGATGCAGGCGGTTGTTGCGCATTTCTACATCGTCAAGGGGCGCGGCTATTCCTTCCGCTTCAAGGATTGGAATGACTATCAGGCCGCCGACGTACCAATGGTTCAGGTCACGCCGACGGTGTGGCAGTTGGTGAAGCGCTACAATATCGGCGGATACGAGCACGTCCGAACGATCACAAAGCCCGTGCCCGGCACGGTGGTGTGCAAGGTCGGCGGGTCACCAGTCGTGCCGGCAAGCATCGATTATCTCACCGGGCTGGTGACGTTCGGGAGCGCGCCGGGATCGGCGCCGGCCGCGACGTTCGATTTCGACGTGCCCGTCCGCTTCGACACCGACAAGCTTCCGGTGCAGGCGAACGCCTGGGACCAGCAGATCGTCCCGCAGATCAACCTGATCGAGGTGAACGAATGAAGACGCTCGACGCCGGCCTCGCCGCGCACCTTACCGGCGGGGTCACGACGCTTTGCCATTGCTGGCGTGTGGCTCGGAAGGACGGCGAGGTCCTCGGCTTCACCGACCATGACCGCGACCTTGTGATCGAGGGTGTGACCTACAAGGCGGCAACGGGATTCACCGCAACGGCAATCGAGGACCAGCTCGGATTGGCGGTCTCGAACCTCGATGTGGACGGCGCGCTTTCGTCGGCGGCAATCACCGAGGACGATCTCAACGCCGGCCTTTATGACGACGCGTCCGTCATCATCATGCGCGTCAACTGGCAGGACGTGTCCCAGCGGGTCATTCTCCGCTCGGGCTTCCTCGGCCAGGTCACGCGCGGGGAAGCGGCCTTCTCGGCCGAGCTTCGCGGGCTTGCGGCGAAGCTCGACCAGAGCGCGGGCCGCGTCTTTCAGCGCACATGCGCCTGGGAGCTGGGAGACGCCCGCTGCCGGATCGATCTCGGCGCGCCCGCGCACAACGGCAGCGGCACGGTCGCGAGCGTCATCAGCAATTTCGACTTCACCGCAAGCGGGATCGGCTCCTTCGCCTCCGGCATCTTCAGCCGAGGCAAGATCGTCTGGGCGACCGGAGACAATGCCGGCCTTGCGATTGAGGTGAAGGCGCATTCGCAAGGGACGCCGAACGCGCGGTTGTCGCTGTTCCTTCCCATGCCACGCCCGATCCAGGTCGGCGACACGTTCCAGATCACCGCCGGATGCGACAAGCGGTTCGAGACCTGCCGCGATCGGTTCGCGAACGTCGTCAATTTCGGCGGCTTCCCGCACATGCCCGGCAATGATTTCGCGCTCGGCTACGCCAAGCAGGGCGACAACAACAGCGGCGGATCGCTCAATGGTTAGCCGCGCCGACATTATCGCCGAGGCGCGCTCGTGGATCGGCACGCCCTATGGGCATCAGGCTTCCGTGAAGGGCATCGGCTGCGACTGCCTCGGGCTCGTCCGCGGTGTCTGGCGCGCGATGTATGGTGCCGAGCCCGAAGAGCCCCCGCCCTACACGCGCGACTGG